GGCATTTCATATCTTGTTTCGTATTCACCTTTGTCATTTAGAACTTCGTAAGCACCTATTATATTTCCACGTCCATCTAAAATAGGCACTAAATTATCTTTATCTTTTAGTGGTGTCCTTTTTGCTATCAGACTTTGCGCCCAATTAGAATAATCAAAAAATGCATCATCAAAAGCTGTTGTAGGCATACCTAACATTCTATAATTTTTTTTCCCATTTAATAAAAGAAATTTATCTAAATCTTCTTCTGTAATACGTTTAAAATCCTTTCTTGGTTTTAATTTTATAGGATCATAATTTGCATCCAAGTTACCAATAAATGATGAATAAAAAAATGGTACATTTTCTAGTACACTTGTACCAATAGTATCTGACAAAAGATCAGCAAAATTTCTTATAACTGCGCCGCCTTCTTCACGTAATTGCAATGTTCTTAATGCGTTAACTATTTGTGAAACACCTTGCAGAGTAGGCAACTCTTCATAATATTTAAATGTAGCAAATACAGATGCTATGCCAATTTGCGCTGCTAATTCTGCACCTTCTGGATCGTTTGGCAAACTTGCAATACTTTCAGCAGCACTTGCATAAATGCTTATAATAGATGCCATAGGTCCAAAACCATGTATACTTGTATAATTTAATGGTCCATTTGGCGCACCATAGCTATCAAACAAAGGCAAAAATTCACCTGTAATTTTGTTTCTTGGAAACCCTTCCCCTCTTGTAACGATGCTATAAGGTTGTTTACCAGCTGCATAAAAAGCTTCTCGTTGATTTCTATCTTTAGGTGCTGGACCTATAAACCTACCTTGTTGCACCATTTGATATGTTGTATACGCAATACCACTACCAAACGCCCATTTACCCATAGCCATTTGATGTGCAGCTGGACCATTTTGACCAGTTATATTTTTAAATGTTTTAGGACGTAGCATTGATACAATAGGTACAAAATCAACTGTATTTAAAATATCATTTGTAGGTGCTGTAGAAAAAGCAACAACAAAACGACCAAGTAATGTATTTTGAAAATCTCCAATTGCTCTACCAATTCGGTTGTCTTTACCTATTGGACTTGTAAGCGTATCATACGATGCTTTTTCCTGTAAATTTTTATCAAAACTTTTGGGATCTAAATAAACCATTAATCCATCATCAAAAGCTGCTTGAAAATCTTCTTGAGTTAAATCACCTTTTTCTAACTCTTTTTGCCTTAGAGATTGTTTGTATCTTCTATGAGCTAAAACACCTAACTCACCTCTTGCAGATAATGATTTAAAAAACTCATCACCAGCTAACAAAAATCTAAAAGGAATACTAAATGCTTTTGACACAAAATCAGCAGCTTTGCCTGGTAAAGTTGTTTTAACAGTTGTTTGATTTAATGATAAGTCAAGATCTAACTTCGATGCTCTTGCCGGCATATTTGTTTTAAATGCTACTAATGCTGCTTGTAACGCATCATCTATAGAACCCATCCAAGCTGTCATTCTGTATACAGCATCCATTGTTGACGCATTATCCATTGATTGTGCAAATTTAGCATTAGGAAATGCTGTTCTTAATACATCACCATATAAGCCAGCTATAAACTCAGATGGTAATTGACCGGTCATAAACAAAACATTACCTAATAAATTTTTAAATTGTGTAGCTGGTGAAGAAAGTATTGAAGCCATAAACGCTTGGTGTATTTGTGTTTTTGTTTTTGCATACCATCCACCTTCAGAAAAAGTATTTATAGCTTTAAGTACATCTGTTGCATTACCATCTGCTTCAGCAGCAGCTCTTGCTTTCAACAATTTTTTTGCTAATTCTTCAGAAACACCAGCTCTTAAATCTTCTTCAAGCATTGCTCCGGCAGCTTGACCAGCAGCATATGCATCAAACTCACCACCAACTTTAATATTAAATGATTGTAAAGCTCTTGCTACTTCAGATTGTGCGCCTTTTAATTGAGCTTGTAATGCAGAGTGTATTGCAAGTTGCCTACGAAAATTAAGTTTATCAAAATCATTTGCCTGACCACTTTCAATTTTTTTTGCCATTTCTGTAAGTTTTTTTGCACTGGATATTAATAATTGTCTACCAGCAAGCAATTGTTCAGCACCAAGAGGTTCACCTAATTTTCTTTTTAAAATAGACCTTGTTAAACCTACTTCATTTTTTAATTTTTCTATTGCTGCATCTCTTGTTTGATCATTTTTTACAATACCTCTTGTAAACTTAGAGGTATCATTTTTCATTAATTCAGATACTGCACCTATAGTATTCTTTAAATCTTCTGGACTATCAATACGGTCAAAATTAAAATCATTAAGATTTGTTATATCATTTTTTATGTACTGCAATAACTGTGCTGTTTTATTAGCACTAGCCGTACCCATTTCAGTAGTAAAGCCTTGTTTATCAGCAGTAACACCTTTTTGACCAGTTTGTATAATTTCTTTTGCTTCAGCATCAAATTCACTTTCGTCAAGTATATCTAACGCTTTTTTTGTTATGGCTTGTTCATCTGTAGGTAACGCCCTAAAATTTCTAGATTCAAATTGATCAAAACCTTCTTGACTTAAAAGCCCTTGATCTCTTAATTTAACAGCAATTTCTTTTTGAGTTTGGTTATAATCAAAATTACCTACATTATCGATAATATTATATTCTTGTGATGTAGGTACTTTACTTGGCTGACCAGACTTAACACCACCAGCTGTAAGTTTATCACTTTCAACAGGCGTAATATCAGTATTAATATCTGTTACTTTTTTATCAGTTAACAATAGTTTTAAGAAAGGTCTAAATCCACCAGCTAACAACGTAGGATCTTTAGCAAACTCGTCAGGTGAACCAGCTACGTCCATGCTTTGTGTAATTGTGTTTCTTTCCGCTATTTTTTGCGGATCTAATGTAGGATCTATTGCCATGATTTATTGCCTTGTTTCTTTATTTGATAACGCTAAAGATCCACCACCTACTGTTGCAATAGCTGGCGCAAATAAGGATTGCCCTTTTGAAACTGCTTCTTTAACTTTAGGCGTTAATATAATAGTAACGCTATCTTCAATCATATCTTGGATTTGTGAAGTTTCTGTATCTACTTCTATAACCCCTACCCTTGCATCTTTATCCATTTTATTAATTATTTTCTTTATTCTTGCCGGAATAATTTCATCATAAAATTTTACATTACCTTCTGCGCCATATCTATCTTTATGAATATGACCAGGGCTAAATGATATGTAATCGTACCCTTCTTCATTCGCTATAGCTAACAATCGTTTTATAGTTAAATCTGTCCATTGGCTTGTACTTGTAACAAATGGTGCTTTAGGCGTTGATGCTTTTAAAAATCCTTGATCATCGTATATTCTATTTTTTGCTATAAATTGTGTTAATTCTTCTCTTCTTTTTTTATTAGATAAAGTTTCTTTTGAATTATCTGATAAAGACCCATCTTTAGACATTTTATTAACTATTTCATCTAATTCTGCATTTGCATCTTTTAATTGTTGTTTAAGTTTAGTTAATTCTTCTTCTGATTTCCTAAAACCACTTTTTCTGCCAGTTTGCGCCCAATCTGATTGTATTTCCTCAACATAAAGAATTTTACCACCATCAACAGCTTTTCGGTCTGTGGTTCTTATATGTGCTATTATATCTTTTTCTGGAAAATGATTGCTTTGAAAAACTGCATTTTTTAAAGTAGGACTTCTATTTTCATCTGATAACTGTAATGTAAACTCACGATAATTTTCACCACCAGGAATAGTATAATCTTTAAATAAAGTTGCTTCGTAGTCAGGGGCAATCAAATCGTTGTCCATAGCGTGTTGTTGTACCTGTATTTTTGCTTCATTAAGATTGTAAACAGGATTATCTTTATTAATAGCGTTTTTATAATTTGTAGCATCAGCTCTACTTGCAAAAAAAGTCCACCCAATTTCATCAGTACCTGTTAAAACAATACCAGTTGTTTGATCTTCCAATATTCTTATTGGATCACCGTAATATTCATCTATAGCCTGTTTTTCTGCTTGGTCTATTGTTAAATCTGGATCGGTATCAACATTTTTTTGAAGATCATAATCTTCTTTTAGTTCATCAGCTCTATTTGCAATATATTCTGGCCCAAAAGCTTCTTCTGGTGTCAATGTTGCTTTTAATTTGCCTTCTTCTAAAAAATTACTAGGTGGTATTCTACCCTCATTAATATTATCATTATCAAGTCGTATATCGTCATCATTCCAGTTTAAATCTAATTCACTCTGATCACGATCCCTAACGTGTTCTCTTATTTGTATTTTATTTAAATCAAGATGTTCGACAATTTCCTGTTTTGTAACATTTTCCTTATTTAATACCTCATCCAGACCTGTCCATTCAATTTCATCTTTTTTAACACCAGCATTAATAAGCATATTTTTAAATTGTTTTCCCATACCTTTTTCTTGGGTAAGTTTTAAAGCTTCATCCTGCGCTTTAGAGAAAAAACCTAAATAGTCTAGACCTGCTTTTATTAATGGACCTATTCCTGAAGCTTCACCTTCTTCTGTTGTTGATGCAGTAACTGCTGCTCCAGTTAAGCCAATTTGTCCAATCTTAGAAGCTACTATTTTTGTAGCTGCTAAAAATGCAGACCCAATTAAAACACTATCTGTTGTAGCACCTTTTACTCTAGCTTTTAATCTTTCGAAACTAGATACATCATTTGGATTTTCAATATAAGAGTTCATAAAACTTACAAATTCGTTCTGTACGCCTAATTCTTCCGCTAGAGAAGCCAAATTTCCTACCCTTGGGGTTATAGCCGCATCACCTAATGCACCCTTCACAAACGATCTTGTGGCTCCTGTAGTACCACCACCAGGCATTAAACTAGAAGCAACTAAAAACGCTGTAAGTTCACTTCCTATTTGGCCATATTCAGTTTCAGGTTCTATTTCTTTTAATGCATCTTCGAAATCTTTAGTAGTCAAACCAAATATAGGCATCACAAGATCAGTAACATTTGCATTATCTAAATTTATGCCATAGTTCTTTTTAAATTGTTCTTGCAACATTTTATTAGCAATTGGATTTAAAACTTGGCCAGTAAACAAAGAAACATCTTTTACCATGTTTGCAGCGTCTACTGTGCCTTTAATTGCTCCTGATACAACAGACTTACCAACTTCTTTGCCAACATCTGTCTGTACTAACTTTTCTGACGCTACAGCTAATGGAGCTGGTCCAGGTCCAACTGGTTGTCTTGATAGCGTTGTCATTGCAGATTTAAAAGTGTTTACAAGAGATGTAAGTAAATCTGTTTTTTCAATACGATCATCTACATTTGTTGTAGTGTCTATCTCTACAAATGTATTTTTTGCTAGTTTTTCGGTATTATCGTCCAAAACTTAATCCTATTCTACTATTACACCCAATGTTCTTAGTTGAGCATTTATTAAATCAACAATTTGTTTATAATCTTTTAATTCATTTGGGCTTCCATTAGCATTTTTTACGTATAACAATCTTTGTTGCGCTGTAGAAAGTAAATTACGTAAAGCAGCTTTTCTTTCATCTGAAGAGCCTATATTTAATTCGTCTATATCTACAAACATTAAATCATTTTGAAATAATCCTGGAAATTTGTCTTTTGCAATTGTTGACCTTGAATTTTCTTCTATTCTTGTTTTAAAAACCTGAACAAAATCGTTAAAAATTTCAGCTTCAAAACCAGAAGAATATGTACGTTTTAATTCGTTAAATTTGTTTCTAATAAGAGTACTATCAATACGTACAAAGCCACTACCCTTCCTTTCTTTAATAGCATTTTCGTTATCTATTGTTGTATTTAGTACAAATTCTTCTAATCTTGATCTTATAAGATTTGCATATTCTATTTTCTTTTTTAACAAATCACTATCATCTCCACCAAGAAGAGCAGCGTTTGCGCCAATAGACCTTTCATAACTTGATGTTAATTGTTGTATTAATGTGAAAGCTTTTGTGTCTTGTGATTTGTTTTCTAATGTTAAAATATATGGTTCAAAAAATTGATAATGCAATTCAGGATTTTTAAATAATATTCTATTTCCTAGAAAAACTCTATCTCTGTAACTATTAATTAATTCAAATGTTAGTTTGCCAGCATTCTCAGCTGCACGTAATTCAGAATGAATTATAGTTTCTATTTCATTTCTTTCTTGACGGCTTAATTCGTAAAATTGTCCTACTGCTCTTGTATCGTCCAAAACTGTAAAATTCATATTATCAGTCATTTCATCATCGCCTTCAAATAACAAAGTTCTTTCTTGAAAATTTTGTATTTTTGTTATTTCATCAGCCGACAAACCTAAAGTCATTCTATTTTGATAAAAACCTAAAGCCATATAAGCTTGTAAATCAACACCACGAACTACCCCATCACCATCAAAATCTATAAGTCTACCAGTTGTATTTTCATCTACTTCAAATGTGTCAAAAATTTTAAGCTCTTTGCCATCTTCTGTGTCAAAAATTTTATCGTAAAATCGCAATCCTGAAACTTTATCAAATATTATTTCGGCTTGCCTTAATGAGTATTCTCCTAATGGATTAATCAAAAAATATGTTTCTTGAGCATCTTTAAGGTCTTTTTCATCTTGTTTATCTCTTGCTTCTTCTGCTTTTTTATATTTATTATAAAGCGTTGCTTGCTTATCAAATTGTTCATTTAATAATTTAGTACGGTCTGTTTCATTCATTAGAGAAAGAGCATAATACACACCCTCATTTAATGACCCTTCTACTTCTGCAAAGTTAGCACCGTCAGCCGACCAATCTAGTAAATCTAATGTTCTATTTAATCCTAATTGTGGACGTTCTTGTAGATATTCTAATGTAATTAATGTTCCAACTTCTTTAATTTTATTATTAAGATACAATTGTCCTTTTTGTGTGACTTTAAGTTTATTATCTTTATCTAATGAGTAATTACCTCTATTTGTTGTAATAAATCTTGATAAAAGACTATCTACGTCTTTCATTTTTAAGTCACTGGATAAAGTACTCATTAGAGCAGTTTCAGCTTGCTTTTGAGCCGCTGCTGCCCTTGCTGCAATCGCTGCATCTACTTTTTTTCTTAATCTAGTTCTTGCACTGTTTTCAGCAATATTAAATTTACTTTCAAATTTAAGTCTAGAATTAAGATTTGTACCTATATTGTTTTGTAGTGTTTTTTTTATTTCATTAACTTGCTGGTTCCATCTTGGTTGATCACCATCAAGTACAGAATAAATATTAGCATCATTTGCCATAACATTTTCTAATGACGCTAATTGCGTTGCCGCAGCTAATAAATTTTCTTCAAGTTTTAATTGTTCAGCAACTCTATATCGACCTAATGATATTTCTGCAACCTCACTCAAAAAAGCGTTTAGCGGTGCTGCTTTATCTATTTCTGCCTGTGCAACACTAAAACTTTTTCTTGCACGTATAGACGCACCAGGCACACGATTAGAAGGATTAAACTTAGCTGTGTAGGTTGGTATTCTCATTAGCTCTGCCCTACCCTTCCTATATTAGCACCACCATAAAATTCTTCACGTAATCTTGCTGCCTGTCCTAAAGAACTAATAAGTGATTTTGTACCTTGAGCTTGTAAACTAGCTGCTTGTGCGCCACCTTCCATACGAGATAATTCAGCTTGCAAACGTGCATCTTCTTGTTTGTCATTTATCTCCATATTAATAAGTTCGTTTTCAAAATCCATTTGTTCTAAAGTAAAATCAAATTCATTGGCACTTTCTAAACCAACAAATATAGGCGTACCCATAGATAAATCTACACCAGAATAAGCAAACCCAGCACGTTGCTCACCACGTAAAGTATCAAAATCTTTTCTAGCTCTTTTTTTGGCAAGCACTAAATTATCATTAATAATCGTGCGTTGCTTTTCTAAAAGATCTATATCACGTTCAATTAACTTAGCGTTAAACTCGCCAACTTCTCTTGCTGCTTGTGCGGCACTGTCTGCTGCACGTTTTTGTTGTAAGCCACCAATTAAAGTAGCCCCTAATGTTAATACTTGAAATATATTCATCTAAATATCAAAAGTTGTTAATCTTGGATAAATTGCTAATACTGTCAAAGGTAAAGCTTGGGTTTGTCTAAGGTGTACTGTGTCATTTTCATAGTACGTACCGGTAAATTCTACTGTTTTATCACCAGTAAATAACGGTACTGCTTCACTTGCTGCCATAGAACTATCACGAAATGGTATACTTTCCAATGTGTCATTATTAGGTCCAACATCTAACCCTACTGTATTTAACAATCGTACAGTAACGCCATGCAATCTTTTAGGCTTGCCTTGTGATGTACCATCTGCACTACCAGCTTCTAATCTTAATGTTTGCATACTTGAATTATATCCTAAACCCATGACCGCCAATGTGCTTTCAAATGATAATGTAACATCACCAGATGATACTGTACGCACAGCATGAGCTGCTCCATTGGCCGTTATAGAAATAACCTGACCTTCCAAATGATATAACCCTGTCATGGCCGTTGTTCTTTGTGTTGAATAATCAGCTGGCGTAGGCCATCCAGATGGAAAAGTTAAAGCACTATCACAAAAGAAAGCTTCTTCTGTTGTATTGCCAAATTCAATTGATTTTAATCGCTCAATATATCTTTTTGTAGCACTATTGATTGTTCTTTTGACAATCATGTATAATTCATCTTCACCACTATCTGACGGTAAAGTTGCAATACTTTCTACAACTGCATTTGTTTGTGATGCACAGCGTAAATTATTATCATCTGACGATGTTGCCGTTACCACCTGACCAATAGCAGATTTTATAGTAACTGTAGTTGTACTTGCTGTAGCCGTGAAATCATCATGGTTATTAATGGCTGTCGCTAAATTTGTAGCTGTTGTATTACTTGCACCACTTACAGGAATAAAGTGTAATGTAGATGACGCTGACGATGCGCCTAATGCATCTGCTGTAAATGTAACGCTTGTGCCATCACCTTTTGTTAACGTCACCGTCTTACCAACAAATGAAGATGTTACGCTTCCTACAGTTACTGTTGTTGTTCCTAATACACCACCTAATAAATGTTTATGCCACGCAACCACCTGTTCTTCTCGCCTGTATGTCATGCCCAACAAAACACCATCACTGCGCAAACACCAAACAATACTATCCGGCTCTTGTTGATACGCAAACTCAGTAATACCACCCTCTGTAATATGTTCAGAGAGTATAGTCATATCCGGTGCTTGATAACCAAATTCATCTACATCACCTACATATCTAAACTCACGTACCTTACGCTGATTACGCTGCAAAAATAAAGTCACATCAGCCACCTGTACCGGTGCTACTTTTGCAGAACCATAATTACTATACTTTCTTATGAGCGTTGTTGTTGGCGTAATTGGACCTTGGCTTGATGTTGTTACAACAAATTCACCACCAGCTGTGCCAATAACTAAAACCCTAGTTGCTGACATCCACCGGATTTCATTGACCGTATTACTTGCAATCGTATAAACTAATGCATCGTCTGCATTAGAACCAGTGGTAAAATCTGTATAGCTGCCGTTTTTACTAAAAAATATTGTTTGTGGATTATTGTTTGTACCAGCAAATACTAACCGTTGTTCAAAGAAAGTAACCACAGATGGATAATTATCTGAACTTACATTAAGATTTAAAATAGATGAATTACTTGATGATGTTAAAGAAGGTGTTGCAAAGGTCCAGTTATTATTTGCAGATCGTGTTAATGTTCTTATTGCATGACTAGGATGCACTAAAAACATCGTATCAGCACTTTGCGCAAAGTTTACATCTGCTAAATCTGATGAGCTATAAGGCGTTGCTACCTCAAATATTTTGTCAACTGTTTGCGTTTCTCCAGCGGAAAATGAACCCATACTAGTTGTATTAACTGCATTTCCAAACAAGTCTGTAAGTGTAAATGTCGTACTTGTTGCGTTGGCAATTTTAAAATTTCTATTAAGTAAATCTGGCAAATCAACAGTAATAAATACTTCATCACCATTACTTAAAAGGTGATTAACTGCACTAGAACCATCAGCAGCATCTGTAGTTGTAAACACACCAGGATTAGCATTTGTCATGGACATGATATGCTTTGCAGATCCTGTTAATATTTGCTGACCACTGCGATACACACGCATGATCTGATCACCAAATTCAAGAATATACGTATCACTTGTTTTAAACTGAAAAGGTATTAACCGTGTTGTGTCAGCACTATCTTTGACTTCACCTAAAAATTCTGTGCCTGGTCTACGTGTTACACCACCTTGCGGAAGCACAAGAAAATTCGTTAAGTCAGACAATCCTTCAGAGTATTTCTGTAGTCCAACCCTGCCTTCCAGCTTTGGAGATAATTCACCGCCTGTAAATGAAGATAATGCTGGAGCTGATTTTGGCATTAAAATCTGCTTTCGATAAGATCAGAAGCTTCAATGCGTTGTGGCGCACCTTCAGTAGCGTCAACAAAACGTGCTTCTTTTAGTTTCTCCTGATATAAATTATACGTGCTATTCATCAAAGTATTAGAACCGGTAATCGCATAGCAAACTTCATGCGCTAAACGTGCTGCTAATGCTTCAATCAATCCACTATCATACTTTGTTGTATCAGTAATCTGACCAATATATTTAATTTTTGCCGTACCTTCATCTGTAAGTAATAAACGACCTTCAATTACATAAACAGGCTTACCATCGTTTGTAAGCATATTATCCATAGGATACGTTAATGTACCATTACTAAATTCAAGCACTCTTAAACAGGATGGGTCTGTTGGTAAGATAAACTGGTTAGTATATCCAAAGTTTGGTGAAGAGCTGTCTTTTGACAAGGTAGCTCTAGATATTAAACTATTCCAGGGATGCGCCCTAAATACAGCATCACGAACATTATCAAATCTTTGATTAATAACAGTTGCTGCCTTAACATTTTCAGTAAAAGAACTAATAGTACTTGCGCCTATAATATTTAAAGCAAAGTTAGCAATGTCTACTTTAGATGCCATTTATATCTCCTAAAAAAAAGAAGGGGGGAAAATCCCCCCCAACTTATTAGTCAACCACGTATTTTATGGTTAACTCAATGGTTCCTGTGCCAGCAGCACCACCCATTGTTACGGTTACTGCAACACCATCACCGTTGGTATCTGTAACTGTTCCTGACCCTAGAGCCAATGTAGCCAGTATATCTACCTTTTGTGCGGATGTTGATGCAGCAGCTGCTTTATAAGCGGCAGCGGATGCACTTACAGCTGTACCGGAACTATTGGTATGCGCTGCATAACCAACCGATAAGGTCGTAGATGAACCTAACGCATCATGCGCTAATGATCCTTCTAACAACCGTGCGTTGTGCGGAAGTATAAACATTTCAATAACATCACCAGATGCTAAAGAAGATGCTTCATATACGTCATGCGCAACACGTATTCTACCACCCATTTTATTTACTGGGTTTTTTACGGTTGGTACTGCTCTTGTGTTGGTTCTACCAACAGAGTAAACTGTAGCCATGATCTATCTCCTTTACTCGTTACAAGCAATTTCAACTACTTTTTCTTCTTCCATTCTAGTAGAACCGAATGAAGAACAGTAGTAGACTTGCGTTGCATAGGATTTATCGGAGCGTTCATCGATCTTGGCGTTTGGCTCTTTACCAATGGCAAGCTTCATACCATCTTGCGCCCATGCATAACATAAACGGCTAGTGCCATCGTCTGTTAGACGGTTGCTGGTAATAAACTTGAAGCCAACAAACGTATCAATATCACCCTGTACTAAAGCTTTGACTGTATTAAAGTCAGCACTTGTTACAGTAGTGCTATTAAGTAGATCTTCAATTTGCTCCGGCGATACAACAATGTATCTAGGAATAGATGGATCAACTGATTTTTCATCTAGTTTTTTCTTAGCCGTTACAAGCTTTGCAATGGTAAGACCAGCACTACCATGAGCAATTTTTTGCGCAGATGGTAATGTTGTAGATGTAGAACCTGTTGTACCAGTTAAGGCTGTTCCACCCATAGCAGCAATAATAACATCATCCATAGAACGACCTATAGCAGCGGCCGCAGCCCTTGCATAAGTGCTTTCTGGAGATATGAGCATACGTAATTTATCCTGATCATCTATCAGGTCCGCATATTCATAATCCGTTAATGTTACCATCCTACGACTATGTGGCGTGTTCATAAGGGGGGTATCTGCGTGTCTGCTTGTCTTAGCAGCAGCGGCAGCTTGCCCAACCTGTTCAAAAAATGCTTTGTCACCAGTAATGGTTTCAACATCCACTGTATCACGCAATAGGGAACCCATTTGCTGTGATAGCATTTGAACATTGGAACTATACTGTTGTACAAAAGCAGTCGTGATTTGTGTAGACATAAATCACACTCCTTTACTAAAGTTAAAATTAAAATTTATTTTTTTGCCAGATAATCCAAAATGGGTCTGTCTTGTTCATTTAGCAGAACCAACACTGTTGACTTACAACTTGCAGAAGGGCCGTTGCCGGTTATCCTACGTGAATATGCTCTCGTAGCTGTAAAGCTTCTTGAACATAAAAATCGTGCTGTGGATGGGATTTATCCCAATACGGCGTGTCCTTGGCCGTAATCTCCATCAGTTTTCTGTTTGCTTCCTGTGGTGTCATTATTAAATCGTTTGTTTCACCTTCCAATGTATCTTCTCCCATTTGATCAGCTAAATTAACAAACAATCGAATAATATCAGGATGATCACCTAAAAGCCTACCATCAGCCAATTCAATTGTATCCAGTGGATCTATCGAACCTAATAACTGTGTAGCAGCACTTTTAGCCATTTTCATCTTTTGGTCAAACGCTTTCCCAAATTCTTTTTCGAGTTGCGCTTTTGTTTCCGTAAGGGCGGTTTCAACTTGGGCTTCTCTTGCCTGACCTTCTTGAGTGGCGGCTTCGGCAAACGCTTTCGCCATACGTTCAGCTTGCTTTCCATTAAGACCAGTATCATAAGCAATTTGCTTAAAAGTAACCAAATCAGGGTCTGCAAACCCTTCAACGCTTTCAAAATCATATTCAGTGGGCGCATTAGGACGGCCAAGCCTTTCATAAACATTATTCCACTCCTCATCTGTTGCTGATTTGCCAGGTAATGGCAATTTATCTACGCCAATCATTTTCTGTGCATGAACGTAGGATTTTGCCAATCCAGCTGTATCTGTGAAATTACGTAGGCTTGGTTCTCCACGTAAATCTTCTGGTAATGTATCAATAAATGATGCTGGTGCAGCGTCTGTAACCGGTGCTGCTTCGGTTTGAGATCCAGTTTCTTGGATTACCTCTTCACTCATTAGATATTTCCTTCTGTTGTTCTAATTTTTCCTGTGGCTGCATCATGCGTATGATATTCAGCACAACAGACCGTTGCCCCTCAAAAAAGGCGGTGTCATAAGGATCACCTTTAGCATAAGTTGTCTGGTAAAAACCAAAGCATACTTTTAAATGCTCTAGTATAACCTTACCATCATCTGTATTAAATATTCGCCGATAGTTATCTTTTAGATCACCAGTGCGTATTTGACTAATTTTCTTCATGCGGCTGGCGGTGCTTCTGCTTGTTCAGCTTCAGATAATACTTTTAATAATGGAGCTGCTTTTTGCGCTTGTTCTGCGTTCATCATTTCCTGTTGCTGCTGGGCAAGTTGTGCCTGTTGTTGTGCCTGTTGCTCACGTAAGGCCGCTACTTCTTCATTACTCTTGATAACTTTGGCCGGCATACCAGCAACATCAACAAGATACTTTACCAATCCATCATCATCAATGTAATCCATGACCGGTAGAGATTGACCTAATTGCAGTAATACCTCTAGACCTCGCATCATAGATTGTAAGTCTGTAAGCTTTTGCGCTTTAGCCAATGGAGATACATATTCAATATCTATATCCTGACCCTGTAATTCTTCCGGTGGTACATCCAGACGACCTTTGCGCAACATTAATTTAAAACTTCTTTGTATTAATGGCTGTAGTAATTCAGATTGCAAACGACCCATAACCGGTCCTAACAACCTCATTTTTTCTTCGTTTCTTTGTAATACCTCTGTCGCTGTCATTTGTGGACCTGTCTGCAATTGCAGCTGATCAACATAAAACGCTGCTCGTATAGCATTGCGCCTTTGCTCTTCCATTGCAATACCAATTGGGTTTGTTGCCCCAGCCTGTAAAGGCTCAAGCCTATCCCTGGTTCCAGTACGATAGAAATTCAATGCGCCAGGTGTGGTACGCACAGGGAGAAGAAAACCATCGTCTGGAACCATAAGGGGTGGATCTATCTGTTTTTGCGCAGCTCGTATGCTTACTTCAGACATTTTATTAACCATCTTAACATCTGGTAAACAACTCATAGCCGGTGACCGTCCATAGATCGACACGCTGTCTTTATTAAATCTTGGAACCATAAAAGGTAATTCGTCAAAACCACCTTCGCCTAATAACGCTTTACTTTCTGCATGATAATAAATAGATCCTACAGGCTTACGAATAGGGGATGACCCTAAATTATCTGCCCTTGGATATACAACATGAATAATATCATGGTCTTGATAGGGATCTTTATCTAGGTCTTTTTTAACTTTATCCGGTAGATTTTCCTCACCAAAACGCTGGGCAAGCTGTCTAGCGTTTAACTGAAACTTTCGATACACCGTATCCACACGGTCATTCATATCCTCACTAATAAGAATTTCAGCTATATGCCTTGTGGAAAACCGTAATCCCTCATCATCAAAATCAACAAATAAACAACCAGTGCCAAAAACAACTAGATCATAATACAATTCATGTATTTCCTGTTGAAAGTTTGACCGTTGAAATTCTTTATTAATTAATTCCACACAACCTTCCAGCCATTCATTGGCCGCATCATTCTGCGCTAGTTGTAAATCCCTATATCGCATGGAAAACCAAGGACTAGATGGACTTGTCAACATACCATGCAAACTAGATGCTAACAATTCTACCGCATGAATAGCCGTGCTATCAAAAATTAATTCTGTTCTTTTGTCGCCTTGTGTACGCTTTTTTGTAATATCTGCTTTTCTAGGAAGCATATAATCCGCAAGTTCCTGCCAATGCTTTTCCCATTGACTACGCTGCGAATGCAGTTTTTGATAACGTCTATCTAACGCAACAACCGTCTTATTTGCTATGGCCATGATAATCCTTTGTTGTTTTTGTAGAATTTAGAGCTTTTGTATATTGTGTATCTAATGAATGTTTCCAATCAACAATCGCATCCGCTTTTGTCAACCAATCCAATTCATCCCATTGCTCATTAAATTTTATGTATCCCTCACCATTGATCTGATCCCAGTGAAGCATAGCAAAATTAACTTTCATCAGGACATTCCTAACATCGATTGCTTTTTTTTCTTAACACCGGCCATACTACGGCCCTGTGTACGACCGGCTTGCTTTTGCATCATTCTTTCCATCGGATCTACATTCATGGAAAAACGCATATTTTGTAATGGCTGTGCAGACATTGCACCCATCATACCAGCCATATTCTTTTTTTTACCATAAGCCATTACGCACTAGCCAATAACGATTGTGTATTACTAGGCTGATAAGATGCAAGCATACCAAGCCTTTGTTTTGCTCTAAGCCCTCTCTTAGGCCGTAATCCAGTTGTATCATCTTTATCAATGCCTTGCGCAGACGTAGCAATTGTACCACTTTTTGGACCTTTTTCAGCATCTTGCAATACACTTTGTACCGCTGGCGTAGTCGTTGTTACTTCTGTTGTTTCTGTATTTGTTGTGTCAGGATCTTCTTCTTCTTCTTCTGTTTCTGTCACTATTGGCGTAGATGCTGTTGTAGGTTTGTCATCATCTTTTTGCGTACCATCAGCCATCATATTTCTAGCCAATCGATCAGCTTCCTGTTTTGCGTTATAAGCATCACGTAATTTTATATCAAAACCAGCTTGCTCATTAGTTTTTCCTGTTAAAACATCAAAAACATTTGCATATCCTGTTACATTCCGATTAGGATCATCTTTTGTTGCTCTAGCTAATTCTTTTGTATAAGCATCATCAGCTTCCTTTTGTGCAGCAGTTCTATTGTCACTATAACTTGCCGGACCACTAAATAATCTTTCAAAAAAACTTTTGGCCATTACATCCTCGCTTCAAATGGATTATATGTCATTTCTGCCTGTCGCTGTGGCGGTCTAATATGATAATTACTGGTCCTATGACCTACAGCAAAAGTTCTAAAGGCATCTGCTCCATGCGATGCCCAGTTATGTACCGGCGTGGACCTAAATACTTTCATCCGGTCATTATACGCCCTGTGATAATGACGTAACGCTTCTAATCCAACCTGACATAAATCACGGTCAAACCAGCACTTGCCAATAATCATTTTGGCAGCGTGTATGCCATCTTCCAAGGGCAGTTTAGACACCACTCTGAAAGCAATGCCCAAGTCATAGGCCGTTTCCCTTCTGGACTTACCAGACCCCAGTTCTCTGACTTCAATATCGTGCGGTGCGTTGTGGGTTCCATATAAATATCCTCGTTCTTGCAACACTTTAACATAATACGGTAATCCCTCGCCCCTATTCTCAAAATAATCAATAACGTGTATAGCTCGACCCACCGTTTGCGTAAACCATATACACGTACTATCATTTACGCCTAGATCCCACCACGTATCAACCTTGTACCCCTCATCATACGGTACATGGGTTATACGATTAGCCGTACTAGCCTTTTCTATTTCCTTGGCATAAATCGCACCAGGCACATTAGCCACCCAAGAACATTCGTATTCCTGATTATACTGATCTTCAGACATTGACCGCTTGGCACTCTCAAGCTCTTCATCATCCAAAATATCTGTTTCAGATGCTTTATAAACCGCTGTCAGCCAATCATTAGATGCTTTAGCAGCTTCGTATAACTCATAAAAACTATTCATGCCCTGCGGCGTACCCATAAACACAGCATATCCCTTTCGGTCCGATAATGCCGGCCTGATAATCTCAGGAAATAAACTACTTGGCATCATGGCATATTCATCATGCACACAACCATCCAGATAAATTCCACGTAAGCTATCCGGCGTTTCCGCACCTAACAACTGTATTCTTGCGCCATTAGGTAAATCACACCGCAATTCTGTTTCGTTAAAGCGTACCATTGGTATCGCAGAAGAAAATTGTTTTAAATAATCCCACGCTACCGCTTTGGCCTGTCGATAGGTAGGGGCAATATAGGCAAACCTGGGGTTCGGCTTATCGGTTAATATAGCATCCCTCAATAAATGATTAATAGCCATAACCGTCTTACCAAACCTACGGTGACAAACAATTACGCCCCATCTCTTATTCTGTAGCTTATGATGCAGCTCTTTTTGCAACGGCCTTGGATGATAGGGTATTTTTATTTGCATTATTCAAACATACTTATTAAGCTTCTACGATCAACTTCATCTAATATTTTTCTTGCTGCTACTGGATTATTACCAATAGGCTCCCATGTTTTTTTTGTTTTTTCATACCAGGCATTGGCTTCTTCTTCAGAATTAAACACAGGCCATTCAATATTTATATTTGTAGAATTACGTATAGCTGTTTGTGTATCAACTTCACGACCATCCCATATTGTAGGTAAAACATAATGCAGGCCATCACGCTCAATTGTAATGTTTCTTACTGTAGATAAAGAACCATCAGCGTTCTCAACACTCATACCATTTGCAATATTCGTATAATGATGACGTGTAATAGCATCCATTACCCACTCATCATAGACTTGCGCTTCTTCTTATTCTTCTCGCTATCCGGAAAACCAGCTTGCATATTCTTATAAGCCTTATCAGTAATCGTAGACTTCTTCTTACTTCTCGATATACCTAAACGCTTTCTACGGTTAATATTCTCATATAAACTCATGCTGCACCCATCATTGATTTCTTCTTCTTCTTTTCCTGGTTTTTCTTAGCAGCCGTAATCACATCACCCCTCGTAATCTTATTGGGATCACCATACATAGCCGCTAACTTCTTTTTCTTAGGTGTCATCATTAGTACCTCTTACCGCCGCCTTTGCCTTTTTTCTTT